TGATTATGACAAATATAAGCAATTTTTGGCATATGATGGGCATATAGGATTTCATGACATCATCTCAAGCGACCTTAATCGCCAATACGACATAAATGTGGACATTCTTTGGAAAGAAATAAAAGACACATATAACGATGTTCACGAATTTGTGGCTACATCAAAACACTCTGATTATAGCAGGCAGAATGAATTTCATGAAATAGTTGGAAAAAACGATTATTCACAATGGGGAGGTATTGGAGTATTAAAAAATACACCAATTAGAGTTTTTTCGCATAACTATCTTACCAATCATTGGTATGACATTGTTAATAGCCAGCTTTTAAAACTGAGCAATTCTGGTCTATACAAGCGCGCGGATAAAATTGTTTATGGAGTCAATGTTGATAAGGATGACGTATATCATAGTTTTATTGGGCTGTTGGACAAATATGATATAGACAGAAAGATAGAAGTATATCGTTATACAAAAAACATGTATGAGTTTCCCACACTTATTCATCTACAGAATTATTGTGCCAACAATCCAAATGCATCCGTAGTGTATTATCACGCAAAAGGAACATCTCGATCGTATGATCGCAACATAGAGTCTTGGAGAGAATGTCTTGAATATTTTAACATAGAACAGTGGAAAAAATGTCACACTGAAATTATTACAGGAAAACACGATGTGTGTGGAGCATTGCATGTTGAGAAATTTGAGTTTTTGGATAAAGTACTTACAAACTATTATTCTGGCAATTTCTGGTGGGCAAGTGCAAAGTATATAAATACACTTGACAATATCACCGCAAAAATGATAGAAGTAAATATGGAAAGAGCCGAAGCTGAAAGATGGCTAGGTAGAAAACCACATCGCTGGGCCAGCCTATATAATGAAAATGTATCGGATTGGTATATGCATTACTTTGATCCAAAATTATATAAACGACCATGAAACTATCCGTCATAATCACATCATATAAGTTTAAAGATTTCATTTCACAATGTATTGATAGTATATTGTCACAAAAAACCGACTTTGGATTTGAAGTGTTGATCAGAGATGACGGCACAAATGATGGTACATTTGAATTGTTAAATGAGAAATACAAAGCAAATACCAATGTCAGAATATTGGACTCTTCCACGAATGTGGGTGCAGTCGAAAATCTTCTTATATTGGTCAATGAAGCCAAGGGTAAATATATCGCACATATAGATGGCGACGATTATCTCACAGACGATGGATATTATCAGCGTTCTATTAATTATTTGGATGAAAATCCATCATATGCCTTATACTGCTCCGGTTGTAGATATCTTGAAAATGGAGTTGTGTCGCCCGAAAACCATTGGATAGTGAGTGCCAAACCAGATATTGAGTTAAAAGATTTACTTGTTGAAAACTATGTGTCATTTGCGCGAGTATTTAAAAAAACAGAATTCAGAAGAGAGATATTCAAAGACATTATATATCCCGACTGGGTTTTTAACTTTGAAATATTAAAATACGGTAAAGGTTATTGTGATACCAATCATTGTGCAGGAATGTATAGAATACATAAAAATGGAATGTTTTCTATGACGCCAGCCGAAGAAAAGTTGGAAAATAAAAATATTATTAAATCGGAGTTGAAAAAAAGATATGCAAGATTTCAACACAAGGTTATTACCATAGTTGATAGTTTTGTATACAACGACTCAATTAGATCCAAATTATTGAATACAATAAATTGGATGAAAGAAGATGGTCACGAAGTATTGCTTGTATCCAATACCATGGTAGACAAGGAGATTTTAAAATATGTAAAGTTTTATTTGTATGATAGTCGCAATCAACTATTTCAAGAAAAGTATGACGATGTTGGTCTTGTAGATTTTTGGAAATCTCTCGTTGATGGATTTTATATACACGACGTTGTTCCAGTATTACAAAAGCACGGACTGTCTGTGATGATAAATCTTTTTAATGCATTATTATACGCAAAGTCGCAAGGATATACACATTTTCAAAGATTTGAAGTTGATGATCTATTTGGAGAAAAATCGAGAGAATATATAAAGCAGGTTCCATATGTGTGCGCAAATGAAAATAAACACGGGTTGTTTTATTACAACGAAGGTAATAATCCACCGGATATGTCGTTTCATTATTTTTATTGCAACATAGATGAATTTTTATCCAAAGTTCCGAGATTATCCAACGAGCAAGATTATGTGAATTATCTAAGACAATATCACGATGACAATAAGTTCCGTATAGTTGAGGTTTATGTATATGAAAGTTTAAAAAGAAATAATGACTCAAAGTTTTTAATAAAGTTTGATGAAAATGCCATGACATTGGACTTTCCAGACACACGTTGGAATACAGAAACATCTATCAGCAGTTTTGATCCCAAATACGGAAAGTGCACTACTCGACTTTATTATATCAACGAACACAATAAAGAAACTAATACATTCAATCGCGGATCATCGTATGCCGTTTACACGCACTCATATCACTCCGGATCTACGTTTAGAAAAATAGTTGTAGAAAAGATTGATGGTGGAAAATACGAATTTATTCACAATACAGAAGTAGCGAATGGCTGGGCGTGGAATGAAGTTTTTTCGGATGTTAAATCCATTTCTGTATATGAAGATGATAAGTTTTTATATAGAGAGCATGTTGCGGATTGTATATCATATATCAATCTAATAAGAAAATGATAAGTTTTTGATTGAAATTGGGTCAAATAAGTTTCATCATGATAAATTAGAAATATTTGCAGATTCAAATAAAAGTTTTATAAAATTAAAATAATATGAAAGTAATTAATGTAAATCCTGGCATACTTCCTATTCCACCAAATGGTTGGGGCGCTGTTGAAAAGATAATTTGGGACTATCACCAAGAAATTTTAAAAGTTGGCATTCGCAGCGAAATCAAATATCTCGATGATATAAAATATGACGAAAGTATGGTTGTTCATGTGCACGTCGCCAATTTGGCAATTATATGCCATGAGCGCGGCATTCCTTATATTTTTAGTATTCATGATCATCATGCATATTTGTATGGTAAAGATTCCGATGTATTTAGAAAAAATTTACAAGCAATTGAAAACAGCGTATTTTCATTGTCTCCTTGCAAATATCTTATTCCATATTTTGGAAGCAAGAAGCTTCGTTACTTCAGTCACGCTGTTAACACGGATATATTTAAGTTCAATGGTCATCAGAGACGACACATACCAAGACTGTTGTGTGTTGCAAATAACGGATATGCATATGATCAAAGCATAGACCGAAAAGGTTTCAAAATAGCTATTGAGTCGGCAATGAAACTAGCGTTGCCTATTACTATAGCCGGACCCAGCAACAACAAGAATTTTTTTAAAACAATGTCTCCGGAAATTAACGGATATACAGGTCTCACAAAGTTATTCGACCTTGATGAAAAATGGCTTGTTGATCTTTATAACGAAAATGACATATTCCTTCATTTTTCAGAATTAGAGGCCGGACATCCAAACCTAACACTGCTTGAGGCAATGTCATGCGGTTTGCCGGTTGTTGGTACGTTCGAAGAGGTATTGTATAAAGGAATGTATGTGACTGATAGAAATCTTGATAATGCAGTCGCCGGAATAAAAACTGTGGTGGGTAGTTTTGACCAATATCAACAGGATGCTTTAAATACTGCAAATTCCAATTCATATGGAATCAGAGTAAATGAACTTGCAAAATTGTATAGTGAATATCGCGAACAGATATTTGCCAATGGAATAATAAATCATTATCAAACTTCTCAACAAACACTAAAAGAACCAAAAAATAAAATAAATATATCGTTTTTGCGTGGACCAAAAGTAGAAATACTTGGACCAGTCAATAAAAAATATAAAGTCAAGTTTTATGATATGGATACAAATAGTGTCATATACGAAACGACACTCAGAAATAATATGTGGTCCGTTTCAAATAAAAGATATTTTGTAAAATGGAAAATTGAAGTTTATGAAGTTGTGAATGAAAATTGGGAAATGCTTATTGAAACCCGCGTTTTGGATTTAGCTAAAAAGTCGATAAAAGTGGTATTTGATACCAATAGCTTGGGAGATATTATTTCATATATTGGCACAACCGATGCCTTCCAGAAAAAACACAATTGCGAACTTACGTGTGTTGTTTTTAATACGGAACTAGTTGAATTATTCGGCAAAAATTACAAAAATATAAAGTTCTCAAGAACAAACGACGGCGATGACAATTATTACTCCACGTATTATATTGGTTATTATGATCAAGAAAATTGGGACGGTAATATGAAAAAAAATCCAAAGCATTTATCACTTGCGTTGGTGGCGGCAAATATACTGGGATTGCCAGAGGTGGAAATTCCACCATCTTTGAATATAAACCCTTTGAAGCATAATAAAAAATATGTATGTATTGCAACACAAAGCACCACACAGGCAAAATATTGGAACAATCCAAATGGATGGAACCTTGTTGTGGATTATATCAAATCCAAAGGATATGAAGTGTGGTGCATAGATTTACACAACAGTTTTGGGTCTGGTGGTAAAATGAATTATATGCCAGCGGGTGCCATCGATAAGACTGGAAAATTCCCGTTGGAAGAAAGAATGTCTCAGGTTGCAGGTGCGGAGTTTTTTATTGGACTTGGATCTGGATTATCTTGGCTGGCATGGGGAGTTCATCAAAAAGTTATACTTATCAGTGGATTTAGCGAGGAGTTTGCCGAATTCAAAAATCCTTATAGAGTTATCAATAAAAACGTGTGTCATGGATGTTGGAATGATGCAAGTTGTATATTTGACAAATCCGATTGGAACTGGTGCCCCAGAAATAAAGATTTTGAATGTACTAAAGAGATATATCCAGAGGATGTTATAAAAATGATAGACAAAATAATTTGATACGCAATATATATAGGATATGGAATTGCAGCAGTTTATACCGTCAGATCAAATTATTTTAGCTATTGCCGAAAAAGTTAAAAAAAAATTTCCGTCCTCAAATGGCAAGTGTGAATTTATGTCGCAAGAACTGGTTTCTGATTTGAATAAAAAAGGAATACGATCCAATCATGTAATGGGAATATTCACACTTGATGAACCCGGTGCATGGAAATACAGATCAGAAGAGGATGAAGAATTTGATGAGTATCAAGTTAATCATGATTGGGTAAATGTGGAAGGAAAAATATTAGACATATCCGCCGATCAATTTAAAAAGTACGTAAATCAAAATATACCAAATGTAGTATATATAAGATACTCAGATCCATTATATAAATATTACACGGAGATGGGTTATGTCTGAGTCTAGCACTCAAAATTTAAAGGACATAATCAAGATAGAATATGTCAAGTGTTTGAAAGATCCGATATACTTCATGAAGAAGTATGTGAAAATTCAACATCCTATTCGCGGTACACTATCATTTCTTACTTATCCATTTCAAGACAAAACTTTGGCCGACTTGATCAAGTATGACCAAAACATTATTCTCAAGAGTCGTCAGATGGGTATTACTACACTGGTTGCTGCGTATTCATTGTGGCTCATGACGTTTCATGAAAACAAAGAAATCATTTGTTTGAGTATCACGCAAGAAACATCCAAAGCAATTGTAACCAAGGTTCGTTTTGCCAATGACAATCTACCAAGTTGGTTGAAACTGAAAGAATCGGAAGACAATCGACTGTCATTGAAACTATCCAACGGTTCAAAGATTGTTGCTATTTCATCGGCAGGTACAGCGGGTCGTTCAGGTGCCGCATCTTTGTTGATAATCGACGAAGCCGCGTTCATCGACAATATTGACGAAATATGGTTGTCTTCTCAATACACTTTGGCTACTGGTGGTAAAGCGGTTGTGCTATCTACACCAAATGGCGTAGGTAATTGGTTTCACAAAATGTGGACAGAAAGCGAATCTGGACTAAACAACATGAATCGTATCAGTTTGCCTTGGCATCATCATCCAGAACGCAACCAAAAATGGCGTGACGATCAAACAAAGTTGTCTGGAGAAAAAGGTGCAGCACAAGAATGCGATTGTGAATTTAGCACATCAGGTAATACCGTTATTGATATTTCACTACTTCAATGGTATGAAAAAAATCACGCGATTGATCCAATAGAAAAGCGTGGAATCGACAAAGGTTATTGGATATTCAAGTATCCAGTTGCCGGTAAATCATATATGGTTAGTGCGGACGTTGCTCGTGGAGATGCATCGGACTTTAGTGCCGCCCAGATATTTGATATAGAAACAATGGAACAAGTTGCAGAATATAAAGGAAAAATTCCAACAAAGGAATATGCCAGAGCATTGATGACGATGGCAACCGAGTACAACAACGCGCTACTTGTTATAGAAAATGCCAATGTTGGATGGGCTGTGATACAAGAAGTGTTAGATAATAATTATCCAAACTTATTTTATAGTTCTTCAGATTTGCAATATGTCGATGTAGAAACGCAAATGACCAACAAAATAAACGCGTTGGAGAAAAAAATGACTCCCGGATTTACGACATCAAATAAAACCAGACCACTTGTTATATCAAAGTTGGAAAGTTATTTTAGAAATAAAGAAGTTATCGTACACAGCAAGCGTCTTATTGAGGAACTTCAGGTCTTTATATGGAAGTCTGGTGCTGTTTCCGCAAAAGCCGAAGCAATGGACGGATATAATGACGATCTTGTAATGGCAATTGGAATTGGATTGTGGATCAGAGATGTTGCATTGCGTCTCAGAAAAGAATCAAATGCCGCAACCATGGCAATTGTTGATCGAATAGGCACCAGCCAAGCGCAACAGGCATACAATAACATAAAGCTTATAAATGCAGGAAAAAGTGTCAATCCATTTGGAGTATACAACAATCCGTGGCAAATGCATATTGGCGGACCCAGTATTCATGGTTCAAAGGCAGAAGATCTCACATGGTTATTGCATTAATATATTTTTATAAAATATAATGGCTTTATATTTATACTTTATGCTCTCATATATATAGACTATGGCAAACACAAAAGATTTATTTGGTAGACTGAAGAAAATGTTCAGCACGGACGTTATCGTTCGTAATGTGGGTGGCAAGAAGCTTAAGATAATAGATACCGATGAAATTCAGTATGCAACGGATAGGAATAGTTTGCGTGATCGTTTTAATAGATTAAGAAGCAGTACATACAATTTGCATAATCGCGATATGTCTATGGCATATCAAGCAAGTCGTTTGGAACTGTTCAGAGATTATGATGTTATGGACATGGACCCAATCATTGCTTCTGCATTGGACATTTACTCAGATGAGTGCCTCGTCCCGTCAGAATATGGCAAAGTTCTCACCATTAAATCTAATAATGAAAATATTAAAAAGATTTTAGAAAATTTGTTTTATGATATTTTGAATGTTGAATTCAACATGTGGAGTTGGACAAGAAACATGTGTAAGTATGGAGATTTTTTCTTGAGGCTGGAAATATCACCAGAATATGGTGTATTTCTTGTACATCCAATCAGTCCATATGAATTGACTCGCATTGAAGGTAGCGATCCAAAAAATCTAAACTATGTCAAATATCAACATGATGGTATGGGTGGTGGTATGGAATATGAAAACTTTGAAATTGCTCATTTTAGATTATTGAGCGATAGTAATTTCTTACCATATGGTAAGAGTATGATTGAGCCAGCACGTCGTGTGTGGAAGCAATTGAGCCTCATGGAAGATGCCATGTTGATTCATCGTATCATGCGTGCGCCAGAAAAGCGTATTTTTTCCATAGACGTAGGTAATATTCCACCGGCGGATATTGATGCCACGATGCAAAAAATAATGGGACAGGTAAAAAAGATGCCGTATATTGACGAGAGAACTGGAGATTATAATCTTCGTTTCAATTTAAACAACATGGTTGAAGATTTTTATCTACCGGTTCGTGGCAGCGACAGTGGAACAAAAATTGATACATTGCCAGGTATGGAATTTACTGGTATAGATGACTTGGAATATGTTCGTAATAAAATGATGGCGGCGCTAAAGATTCCAAAGGCGTTTCTGGGATATGAAGAAGGATTATCTGGCAAAGCCACGTTGGCTGCTGAAGATGTTCGATTCTCACGCACCATTGGTCGTATACAGCGCATTTTAGTTTCAGAACTTACTAAAATTGCCATTGTACATTTGTATGTACAAGGATATCAAGATTCATCGCTTGTTGATTTTGAACTAGAACTAAGTAATCCATCCACAATTTTTGAACAAGAAAAGTTGGAGATTTGGAAAAATAAAATTAATCTGTCCACGGACATGATGGAAAGTACCATGTTTAGTAGAAATTGGATATATGAAAATGTATTCAAACTGTCTGAGGATGAGATTGAATATATCAAAAAAGATGTTGTGCAGGATAAAAAAGATATTTGGAGATTTAAACAAATTGAGGAAGAAGGAAGTGATCCAGCATTTGCCTCAAGTGAAGAAGGTGGTGGGGGTGACGGCGGAGATATGGGCGGTGGGGGTGGTGAACTTCCAGACCTCGGCGGTGGTGAAGACTCTGGTGGTGGAGGTGGAGACTCTGGCGGCGAAAACGCTGGTGGTGAAGAAGCCGGTGGTTTGCCACCTTTGGAAGAAGAAAAGAACGCAGATGAACCAGTTCTGGACGAAGAAACTCGCAAAGAGCGCGAACTCGGAATTCGTCCAAGTCAGGACGGAAAAAAAGAAGAATATAGTGACACATTCACAAAAACACGCGGCGAAGATATTCTTGGCAACGGACAAAACAAAGAAAAGTCTAAATCTGATCGCAGAACGACTCATATATATAGAGGAGGCGCTTTGAGCATGGACGAAGATTTGAAACGTATAAAAAAGTCATTGATGGACAAGTATAATAATAAAAACAAGAAAATAATAACCGAAAAAAAATCTATTATGGATGAGTCTAATATAATTGATGATGATAAACCACTCTAAAATATGAGTTTTTATTACCCACACACATATTTATAAATAATAAAACCGTATGAAGAAGCTGAAACACTCTAAGTATAAGAATGCCGGAATACTATTTGAACTGTTGGTGCGTCAAGTAACCGCCGACATTCTAAATGGTCAGGAAGATTCAAAAGCTAATGCAATATTGCGTGACTATTTTTCAGAATCTACTGAACTTGGTA